GTTACTAACGGCGGGTATATAGCTTGGGCAAAAAATGCAAATCTCCCACTTCGGTCTAGCAAGACAGTATAAGAACATTGGTCCAGAGTTGCTTGATGCAACTCACCGAGCCCTTAAAGATGGTCAACTTGTAGGTGGTCATTATACCCGTTCGTTTGAGGAATGGTTAAAACATCGTACTAGTACAAAGTATGCCATTACAGTACATAGTGGTACACAAGCATTAGAAATTATTGCACGATATAAAAAGTCAATATGGGTGCCACCACGTGGTATGATTACCACCACTCCTAAAATTCGTCTACCTAATTTTACATATCCTGCAACATTAAATGCATTTTTAAATGCAGGATGGGATGTTGAGTTAGTTGATACTGATAAGTATGGCATACTTGATTTTAGTAAATCATTTGGTTCAGCTAGCTTTGATTGTTTAGTAGGACTCTATGGTAAGAAACCATGGGAACAACATAGGATTGAAGGATCATATGGTATTATTGTTGACGGGGCACAACATTGGCTAGTAGCTGATGGGCAAGTAGGTAGTGGTATGGCAATAAGTTTTGATCCTACCAAAAATCTACCAAGTTCGGGTAACGGTGGGGCAATTGTCACAAACGATGAACAACTGTATTTGTACGCTGCAACATACAGAGACAATAACAAGCCTGCATTTCATGATGTAGGAACTAACAGTAAGATGAGTGAGCAGGATTGTGCTCAGATTCTTGTTAGAGCAAAGTATATAGATGAATGGCAAAAGCGTAGAGGTAAGATAGCAAAATATTGGTGTGATGCATTCAGAGACTTACCACTAACTTGTTTATCTGATACACCAACTCCTCACGCACATCAAAAGTTTGTGTTATATTTACCTGATCGAAATAGTCTTCATACTCATTTATTGACTGATGGAATTGACAGTAAAGTTCATTATGAATATGTGTTAGGCGATTTACCTACAGCGAAGAATTTATCTAAGCCTGACTTGCTATCTACTAGCGTAATGCTTTCTAGAGGGGTATTAAGTCTTCCAATATATCCTGAATTAACTGACGAAGAAGTTGACTATATAGTAGAAAAAGTAATTGCCTACACTAAATAAGTCTATGTGGATACTACATCTTTTACCCGACAGTTGGATAATCAACGCAATCTTTTGTGTAATGTCAGCCGGAGTGCTTGCTATCATAGGTAGCTATGTATTGAAATTATTCCCGATAATTGGTAAGTATGCGATTATTATGCAAATTGTAGGTATTTTGTTGTTGACTAGTAGCACCTATCTGATAGGTGGTTATGGTGTAGATTTTGAATGGAAACAAAAAGTTGCCGAATTAGAGAAGAAAATCAGTGAAGCTAAGGTGGAATCTGTAAAAGTTACAACTGAAACAGTTGTAAAAATAATCAAACAAAAAGAAATAGTCAAGGAAAAAGGGGATGAAGTTATTAAGTACATTGATAAAGAAATCGTCAAATACAATGACCGTTGCGACATTCCAATAGAAGTTATCAAGGCACATGATGCTGCCGCACGTGGCAAGTCAGTAGATACAACGATTATTACTACAACACCTATACCAACAGATGAGATAAACAAAGCTGCAAGAGGTAATAAATGAAAAATATACTACTATTTTGCGTTATCTTTCTAACAGCATGTGCTAGCAATCCAGTACCAGTTAAACAAGAATTCCCCCAGGCCCCTAAAGAATTGATGGAAAAATGCCCCGACTTAGATATAATTGACAAACCTACTGTGTTACTCAGTGAGTTGATAGTCGTAATAACCAAAAACTATATGAAATACCATGATTGTAGAAATGAAGTTGAAAATTGGCAAGAATGGTATACTAAACAGAAGAAAATTTCTGACAACATAAACAACTAATCTTAGATAAATACTATATCTAAGATTATTATGGCAACACACGTTATTGATACAACACCCCAGTCCAACAGTTCTAGCGCAACCACGCAAACAGTAACCGCTATACCAACAACGACTAGCAATGATATTACTATCAGTACTAATAATATCTATTTTGGCTCTCAATTTAATACTAATCAACCGGCTACTATACAGCCCATCTTATCAAAAGTCAATCAGGAACCTATCAATTTGGGTGTTACTAAGAATGATGGCAAGGGTGACTCATTCCGTGTAGCGTTTGAAAAGATTAACAATAACTTTTCAACATTGTTTAAGATTAATAATCAAACAAATTCTTCTCTAGCTAAACCTGACTTAATTACAATAAACAACAATCCTAAAAACAAGGGTGATTCATTAAGAATTGTATTCCAAAAGATTAATAAAAATTTTACAACATTATTTTCTGAAGGTACAACAAATACCAAGTTACTAGACACTTTCAACACAGTAATCTTGGGTGACCTGCAAGAGATTATTAATTTAGGTAAAATAGCTAATGATGGGTTAGGTGATCCTGTGATGACTGCCTTTCAGAAAACTAACAATAACTTTTCAACATTATTTGCGTTTGCCCCTACAGCTAATAACGAATTACAATCGTTAAATAGTTCAGCCAGAACAGAACCAAATGTTAGTGGTAATATTACAATTAATGCTACGAATTTGTATTTGAATAATTTATCACAAGTACCAACTACAGCAATAGAATATAGCGTAACAGCAGGACCGTATGGGGCACAAGAATATATTAATATTGGAGCAGTACCTAACGACGGTGAAGGTGATCCACTTCGTGTAGCGTTTGGTAAAATTAACAACAACTTCAGTAATCTATTCTATACTACAACAAACACATATACTGTATACTCAGTTGGACTAGAGCCGGATCAAGTTATATTGTCTTTACCAACAGATACTTTTACACAAGGTAATTTTCAAATTCGCAGTTCAATTGACAACACCGGAGACAGTCAAGATATTATAATTTCAGCACAAATTACTAATAATAAATTAGGTGTCAAATATACTGGATATGGTACTACATTCTCTGGAACCCCGGTGACACGATATAGTATGGATGTGGCAGATGGTAATGTTATTATATTTGTTCAACCATTGCAAGATGAAGTAATTCTACACTTTATTGCAGCTCAAACAACTTATATTGGTAGTTCAATAACCGGATTAAATATCGGATTGAATGACTATGTTGACAGTATCATGAGTACTGAAAACGGTATGGATCTTATTACAGAGAATTAAAATGCGAGCCAAAGAATTTATCACTGAACAAAGTAATCTACCTGATAGAATTACTAAACCAATGCCCTCTACTTGGGTAATACCAGAATTACAAAATCAAAATGCATATTTGCAATATAGATTTTCTGTAGCATTAGCAGGTGCGAGGGCCGCACGTAATGGTGATATATCTAGAATGGATAAGGATTCTGTTTGGGGAGAAAATCAACTAGTGTCCGGTTATATGAATCCGGATGTAGCAGACGATATTGATTTTGCTTTAGGTGAAATGGGACTTAGTGGTAAGCAACTAGTTACTAGTAAAGATAGCGAAGAAACACCTGACACTGGCACAGTTAGTCCCTTGAAGGGTTTTAAAGGATATAAGAGAAAATGAGAGCAAACGAATTTGTATCCGAATCTAGAATCGGTAAAATAGGAAATAGAAAACAAATGTCAACTATAGGTTTGCATAAGTTCCGTGATGAAAATTGTGCCGATCGTACATATGAGTTGAATAGAATAATGATGGCTGTAGCCACCACCGATGGTACGTTTGTTCCAGACATTGACGGCGAGAGTTGGGCCGGAAGATATAATATCGCAGTACCATACACCCAAGAAGAACAAGATATGTTAATGATGGCATACAAGGCTGCCGGATCAGAATATCACGATTTAAATAAGGGTGATTTAAGAAGTAAAGAATTAGACAGCACAAATATTCAAAGTACAGTTAAACCCTTTAAAGGTTATAAAAGAAAATAATTCTACCATCAGTTTTGAGAATAAGTAATTATATCAAATTACAGGATTCTTAATGATTGATATCAACACTACTCTCGACCTAATTAAACTTAAATTCTATAATGAGTGGTTGTATACTGCTCATATATATGATGAGGGCACAAGCCCAATGCATGAACAACTTACTAAACAAATTGCAGACAAATATGTAGGTCCACTTAACCTAGCAAAAGATGCTAAAATTTTAGATTTGGGATGCGGTCCTGGATATTTCTTAGATTGGTTAAAAGCTAATGAATTTACTAACTATCTAGGGGTTTCATTAAGTCCCGGAGATATTAAACTGTGTGAGGAAAAAGGACATACTATCAAAAAATATGATATGAGCTTTTTACCACAGCGTGAAGGTTATTATGATGAAAGCGTTGACTTTATTTTTTTGCGTCATGCATTAGAACATAGTCCGTACCCTATCTTTACAATCATGGAATACAATCGTGTGTTAAAGCAAGGTAGTAAGATGTATATTGAGGTACCGGCTCCTGATTGTGAAAGAAGGCACGAATATAACTTGAATCACTACAGCATCTTGGGTGAAAATCAATTAGTAGCACTGCTAACTCGTTGCGGTTTCAATATCAATGAATTCAACAATTTAGAATTTGACATTGGTGGAACAAACCCAGACACAGGTGAAGATTTTAAAGCTAGAGAGAAGTTCTACTGTATAATGGTCACTAAACAAAGGCCTCTAGATATCAAGTAAGTAGATGACCAAAAGATTTTTTACAAATTATTTTATTGGCGGCAGGGGAGATTTTTTAAATAATTGTTTATATACTGGTGCTAGAGACCAATATATAACCGGTCTATTGAATTCATATGCAAAATTACCACCACTTGCATTATGTGTGAAAACTCATGGAAAATTAGAAATATACACTAATATACCTAACTTTTCAAAAAAATTTAGTTCTTGGAAAGAATTGTTTATTAAGGCTAATAAACACAAGTTAGTAAAAATTAAAATAGTAGCCAATACCTTAATAGAAAAATTTGACCTAGCGTGGATGGCACTCAACAAGGTCCTTGTATATGACAGAGAACACATAATAACCCTAACACATGAAGAATTAAAATTACCTATTCCAGCAGAAAAACTTGATTACTCACTTTTCTGGATGTTTAATCTTGTATACACTACTTTGGATTTAATTCAAAATGAAGATAGTGAAGTGTTAGATGAATATGATTATATTGTAAATTTCAAGGATTTATTTGAGGTAGACTATATTGCATCACTGTTTCAACAAATTAATGGGAAGCCAATGACTAGTGAAAGATATAATAGTATAGTTAAAAACATAAAAATGCAAGACCGTCTTTCTACTAGTGAATATAGATTAACAGTTTTTGAAAAATATGATGAATTTCTTCAAAATTTAAGATAAGCACTCTTAGGAGTGCTTATTTAATATCATTATTAAATTGCCCATATAAATACTCTTTATGAGTAAGCTATTAAGCAACGGACCATCATTAGTAAAAAATCCTTATACTAAAACAGTTTTTAAAACTGACATAGAACTACATGATTTTATAAAATGCTGTGACCCTGATACAGGTTATCTATATTTTATGGATAACTTCTTTATGATACAACACCCTACAAAGGGTAGTATGGTTTATCACCCGTGGCCCTATCAAAAACGATTAATCGAAACCTATCACAACTTTCGCTATTCAATTAGTTTAATGCCTCGACAATCAGGTAAATCAACTTCAGCGGCCGGATATCTACTCTGGTACGCCATGTTTGTGCCAGACAGTACTATCTTAGTTGCGGCACACAAATATACAGGTGCTCAGGAGATTATGCAACGTATCCGGTACGCATATGAGAACTGTCCTGACCACATTAAAGCAGGTGTAACAACATACAACAAAGGCTCATTAGACTTTGAAAATGGATCTCGTATTGTAAGTGCAACGACTACTGAAAACACTGGTCGTGGTATGTCTATTACACTATTATACTTAGATGAGTTTGCGTTCGTTAGACCAAGTATCGCTAAAGAATTCTGGACAGCTATTACTCCTACATTGTCAACTGGTGGTAAAGCTATTATTACAAGTACACCAAACAGTGATGAGGATCAGTTTGCTTATATTTGGAAGGGTGCTAACAAAACCGAAGATGACTTTGGTAATACAACTGAACTAGGTATAAACGGATTCAGAGCATATCGTGCTCACTGGAGTGAACAACCAGGTAGAGATCAAAAGTGGGCTGATGAAATAAAAGCACAGCTAGGTGAAGATCGTTTCAACCGAGAGATTGGTTGCGAATTTATTATTGCTGACGAAACATTAATCAACCCAAACACACTATTAATGATGGATGGTATTGAGCCTATCTTCCGTCAAGGACAAGTACGCTGGTATAAGAAACCTGTAAAAGGTAGTATATATGCAGTTGCACTAGATCCAAGTTTGGGTACAGGGGGCGACCCTGCCGCTATTCAAATCTTTGAAGCTAACACAACAAATCAGATTGGTGAATGGAAGCACAACAAAACTGATATTCCAAGTCAAGTTAAACTATTAGCACAGATTTGTAAGTACATTGGTGAATGTACAGGTGAGCCAAATAATATATATTACTCAGTTGAAAATAACAGCATCGGAGAAGCTGCTGTAGTTTCACTTCATGAATACGGTGAAAGCAACATACCGGGTATATTTTTAAGTGAAGTTGGTAAGCCAGGACGCAAAGGTTTTAACACAACTAACAAAAGCAAACTAGCAGCCTGTGCTAAGTTCAAGACACTTGTTGAGAGTAAAAAACTAAGGGTAAATAGTCGTAGTCTTATCAGTGAATTAAAGGCTTTTGTTGCTCATGGTGGTAGTTATGCGGCTAAAATTGGTGATACAGACGATTTGATTATGTCTAGCTTGTTGGCAGTTAGAATGATGCAACAGTTAAGTGATTATCACTTTGAATTAGAGAGTCAAATCAGAGACCATGATGAATTCATAGCTCCGTTACCCTTCTTTGCTGTGATAAGTTGATAAATACATTATGCCAAAAAATTCAGAATCTTTAAATCGCTCACTTTTCGACCTTTTACATAGTAAAGGGTATGATCCTACTATGTTAGATACTTCTGGTAAGGAGATCCCTACCCCAGAAGAAGCTGAAGTCTTTCAATTTGATTTTATCAAAGACGGAGAGAATTACGGAAAAGTCACCATATCAATTGATGGTGCTCATAAATTAATCATTTACTTTAATGACAAAGTAGCTGACAGTGAAAAAGAAGAAACAGGTTCAGGAGATGTATCTTGGTACCAATTACTAAATCAGTTAAAGCGTTTCGCACAATCATATCAATTGAGTTTTGAATTACG